ATCACATGAGTTATCTAGGCCAAGTTGAATTAAAATCCTCTGAGATACGGAGGGTTGACGTAACAGGCTCAACGTCTGCTACGCATACACTTACTTGGACACCCGCAAGTGAGCAATCCCTTATCATAACGATAAACGGGATAAAGCAGCAGAACAACTATTCTATATCCGGCACTACTCTGACGCTAGATGATGCACTGATCTCTACTGACGCGATGGAGGTTATTGGAATCCTCGATATAGGGGAGGCTGTTACTCCTCCTGACGATTCTATTAGCACCGCTAAGATTCAGGACGATGCTGTAACTGCCGATAAATTAGCCAACTCGATTAACACTGAGATTGCTGCTAATACAGCGAAGGTAACAAACGCTACTCATACAGGCGATGTAACAGGGGCTACAGCCTTAACGATTGCCACAGATGCGGTAGACATTGCTATGTTATCTGCAACAGGCACGGCTTCTTCAAGTACGTTCCTAAGAGGAGATAATGCTTGGGAGGCGGCTGGCGGAACTAACACTCCAGCATTTCATTCTTATATGTATTTTTCCCCCGCTGCTGTACAGGCTATAAGCGATAACACTACCACAGTAATTCAGTTTAATACTGAGGTTTTCGATACTGATAGTGCTTTTGATGTATCTACATACAGATTTACGCCAGCGGTAGCAGGAAAATACTTTCTATATGCGTTTATGACCATCGAAGATGCAGAAATGTATCGCTCACAAGTGATGATAAGGAAAAATGGTACTGCATTTTTTAACTATTATATGGCCTGGCACATAGGTGGTGCTAATACTACTCAGAAATATTACCAATTAGTGGCGTATTCCTTAGTCGATGCAAATACTACCGACTATTTTGATGTTGCAGTTTGGGCAGATTCTACCGATGGTGGTGATCTAAACATTTACGCGCAAGATATAACGCAAAATACGTCATATTTTGGTGGTTTTAAACTGGTGGAATAATATGGCTATAACAGCAAAAGGATTACAAAAATTAGGTTTTGTTCCACAGGTAGATTTTTTCCTGAAAGACGATTCAGATGGTTCTGGTATTTATATGGAGTGGGTTTCAGATCAGCCCCAGCCATCTGAAGCCGAAATAGAAACTGCTCATGCTGAATGGCAAGCAGGGCAAGACGCAACACAGTATCAGCGTGATCGCCAAGCAGAATATCCATCTATTGACGAACTCGTAGTCGCACTATGGGAAAACGTAGTAGAAGAAAGAGCAGCCTCAGTCATATCGCTGGAGGCTACCCGTCAAGCAATCAAAGCAAAGTATCCTAAATAATGGCTAGAACAACTATACGCTCAGAAGATATCACGGATGGTCAGGTCAAGGCTGCTGATCTAGCAAGTGATGCTGTCACACCATTTGACGACTCTGGACTCCGCAACGATATATCAACCCTAGCACTCCATTCCGCTGTCCAGAATAACCAAGCAGCCTATAACTTATCTAATGCCTTTATAGATCAGTTTGAGGATGACACTGGGATTGATACGGAAACTAACTGTGACAGGACATCAGGTGAGTATGTAAGTACAGATATATCTGCTGGCCCGTTTGGGGGTATTGATACAAATACTGTGCTTATGTTGCACATGGATGGTGCGAATGATGGAACTACATTTACTGATTCTTCTGATTCATCGCATACCATGACCGCAGCGGGTAATGCCCACACAGATACAGCCATAAAGAAATTTGGTACAGCATCTTATCAAGGAGATGGTAGTGGCGATGAATTATCTACGCCTGACTCTACCGACTGGGATTTCGATACAGGCAATTTTACAATAGATGCGTGGATATACCCCATCAGTCTGGCGGTGGGACAAAATGATATTGTTGCCCAAGAGCCATCAGGGGATGCTGGTGGATGGGAGTTTGTGCTTCGGGAAAGCGGAAAAATTTCAATGGCTGCGGGAACAAGTTATCCACCAACCACCTACACATCGGGTTCCGTTGTGGTTTCAACAGGCTCTTGGCAACACATTGCTGCTGAGAGGGATGGGGGTACATTTAAGATGTACGTTGATGGTGTGGAGAGACATTCAGTATCATCATTTACTATGCCCGATATAGCAGATGTATTCACCGTTGGAGCGTCTAGACATGGTGGGGTAGGTAGTTACGGATTCGATGGGTACATAGACGAATTACGGATTTCAAAGGGTATTGCTCGTTTTGGCGGGGCTTTCACCCCACCTACAGCAGCGTATGTGGCTGCTTCAACTAGCGCTACAGGGAACTTTACGTCTACTACTGAAACTGCTTCCTCAACCGTTAGCACAATGGGCATTGTCATACTCTATAAGAATGATTCTGGAACCGCCACATTGGATACAGACCTGATTGCACAAGTATCAGCGAATGGGGGAACAAACTATACGTCTGCCCCATTGACCGCTGCTGGTACGTTTTCTACAGGAATTAACATAGCGGTGGCTAACGGCGTAACAATATCAAATACCGGCACTACTCCAAAGTATAAAATTAGTTTCGCCAACCAATCGGCTGGCGTAAAAGTTACACAAGTGCATGGCGTTGCACTACTTTACTAGGATGGTCATAATATGAGTTATGTAGGAAACAAACCACCGCAAACAACCATCCCCGTTGATGACTCTGTTACCACTGCAATGGTGCAAGATGATGCTGTTACTGCTGACAAGGTAGCCAATGCTATTAATACTTCTATTGCTGCCAATACATCTAAGGTAACAAACGCCACACATACTGGCGATGTTACTGGTGCTACGGCTCTTACTATCGCAACTGATGCAGTAGATATTGCAATGCTTAGTGCTACAGGGACAGCCTCTGCAACTACTTTTTTAAGAGGAGATAACAGTTGGGTTGCCCCGACTGGTGGTCTAACAGAAGCAGATTGTTGGGTGATGACTACAACTTTTACTGACGATGCTACACCAATAGCGAGCAACTGGGCTAGAGATACTTCAAATGGTTTTGGTTTACTTGGCACAGGAATGACCGAAAGTAGCGGTATTTTCACTTTTCCATCCACAGGGCATTGGCAGGTTGATTTTCATTTGATGCTTCAAATACCAACGGATTTTGAAGAAAGAACTGGTGCGTGTTCCATCTACGTTTCAATAAATGCTGGTGTCGATTACGAGAGGGTTAAAGTGGCAGCAACCGCCACAAATTTTCTGGAAAGCACACAGACCTACCATTCGTCATCTTGTTCTACCCTAGTTGATGTAACCAATACAAGTAATTTCAAAATCCAATTTTGGTACTGGGGTTCAAACTCCTCAACGCAAGTGCGAGGAACCAGCGATAATGAAACTTACGTAACATTTAAGAAATTGGCGGATACATAATGAGAAAAGAACATATAGAAGATGTTTTGGTTACTCTACATTCTGGTCAATGGTTCGGCTGGTCAGACTATAAAAATAAAGTTTACGAAAATCTTATTATTCATGGCGATCAAGAGAAACCTACACAGGAATTCCTTGAGTCAGAACTTGCACGATTACAATCAGAGTATGATGCACAAGAATACGCCCGTAACAGAGCAACAGCATACGCATCCACTGGCGACCAACTAGACATGCAATACTGGGATAGCGTCAACGACACAACGACATGGAAAGATCATGTAGCATCAGTTAAGGCACAATTTCCAAAGGAATAAATTATGGCACTAGAAAGCGCATCATACATTGATGGTTTGGTTATTACCAATCCAACAGGCTCTGACTCTATAAGTCAGGGTGATGACCATATCCGTCTAATCAAAACAGTTCTAAAGGCCTCGCTGCCTAATGTAACTACTGCAACGACTCCGTTAGTTAGTGTAACTCACGCTATCCTGTCTAACAGTTCTACACTACGCAGCGATACTTATGTGGACACTGGATGGAGTATTACACACGATAAGGTTTCCGCGACTTCCACCCTGTATGTACAACTGGACGGGATGAATGATGTATTTAGCGCATGGGATGGAACAAGTAATCACCAGTATACTTATATAAGATTATCAAATACCTCCGGCACTTTAATAGTTGGGACAACGGATAACTTGTTGGTGGGTGATGTAAAGGATGACGGGCATAGCATTTCCTCTTCAGCAGAGCATGGCTTTGGAGTTTCCCATGTCTGGAAAGTTACTGCTGCAAATTGCCCCGATGGAACCAGCGGCAATAACTCGTTTGATATTTGGTCTAAACAACCAGAGGCAACCGCAGGGGGAACAACCTTTTTAGCAGGGACTATGATGGTCTGGGAGATAGAAGAATGAATAATATTACACTAAGCAACATTCTTATGTCAGCAGTTCCCAATGAAGGATTTGGTATATACGGTTCAGTAGATTCTGAATCTGATTACAA